TTCCAAAGCTGTTCACCAGCAATGTAGGCATAGATCGCGCCAGTCAGAATGATTAGCCAGGCGCTCAAAATGCACCTACATCAATCACTTCACCCCTAAACTGAACCATGTCCTCATCAAATTTGTGGACGAGTTCAGGCCATAAAAGTGTTCCATTAAAGAAGTTCAGAACCGCAAACCCTGACCTATGGTTACTTGGGTTTAGTTCAGCATAAGTAAATTGTGGGCCGTCTGGTTCAGCCAATGTTCCAGTATCAACCCCGTATCTCACGCCATTAAAATCACTGAATGGGGTGACTTTTAACGAGTGCAGATGCCCCGTAACCATCGAGACCCCGCTCGAAACCGCATTATTGTGGGTAGCATGGATTCCACCCTTATATCGGTGCTTGATAATACATTGCTCAGTAGCCCACACTGCCCAACAGAAATCCCACTCAGTTATATGGTCTGTCAACTTAAACCCTAGAACTTCTTTAAATTGGGGTGCGTGTTGGGCTAATCTATTGCCAAACCTAATATCGTGGTTGCCCCATGTAAACAGGAGCTTTACATTGTGTCTAGCAGCTTTAGCTACTTCCTCAATCTCACCCAACGCACCCTGACAGGCTTTTAACTCTTGAATGACAGAAGTTTGGGGCAGTTCAGTTACGTCATGGCGTGATATAGAAGCCCCATCAAACGCATCACCGTTACATATCACCGCCTTGGGCTTAAACTGTTCTATAGCCCATAGAAGCCCTTTAAACGCTGTTGTTCGTTGACCAGGGATAAAGTGAGCATCAGAGAAGACAATCACAGTCCCATCTAGGATGCCAAGGTCTACTTGTTTTAGTGGAGAGAAGGATTTTGGTCTTTTAGCGTCATATTTAATACTACGAGAGTCATTCCCACCTAATTTGACCTCATGGGTTTCCTCCATGCTACGTCTGCGGTAGTTAACTGCTCTTTCAGTAATGCCTAGAATCTTTGCTAATTTTGTAACAGACCGATGCTTGTCCCACAGTTCTATAAACTGTTCATCTGTACAAGAATTCATGTTATTACTAGAAACCATGAGAATCCTTAGACAGTAATTTTTCTAAAAGGTTAATGACTCTATGCTCTTGCATTTCAATCTCATCTTGAGATGACTTAGGGTCTTGAGCCACAGTCATTAAATCGTGCAAAAACACATGAAGTAACTCATGCAAAGCAGTCTGATCCAGAGATTCAGGTGTGATCTTCTCAGCACCAAAATCACCTAGTCTGTAAGTAGCCAATCGAGCAGAAGCATTAAACTCAACAGAAGCCATAGCAGCTTTAGCTGGTTTACTTCCTTTTTCAATTCTCCAATCACCCAGACTAAGCACTTGTTGCCACTTTCTGACACTTTGTGCAAACAATTGTGAATGTTCTGGCGTAGGAATGTTAGGCATTTCAACACCTTATACAAGATTTATGACAATTTAATTTAAGATAAGAACAAAGCCACTTCTGCTTTGCGTCTTTTGACAAGACCTGCAACCTCTTTACCACCCGCTTTTGTCCATGACATAAAAGCCTCGGCAGCCCCATCCCAATCACCACGATTGACCTTCATGCGAATGGTTGACCTTTGGTAATTTCCTAAACCTGCGTTGTACGCAAAAGAGACAACAGCGTCGAATTTGCTTTGATGATTAGCAAGAGTAGGAGAAAGTCGAAGAACACCACGTTCAAAAGTATTGATGTCAACCTTGAACAGATTGACCAGTTCATCTTTAGACCAGACACGATTGTCTTCCCCTTTTAGTTGGTAATCAGACCTGATAAGCCCTGTGTAACCCTCTTTACGGACGTTTGGGAGGCTTAATTGGTCAGCGTACATAGCGTGACCCCACCCAACAGTCCAAATGGCAGCAGAACACCGATAAGGCTTGTTTCTGTAGCCTTCAAAGAAGTGCATCAAGTCCTCACCAGCTTTGCTGACTTTCATTTCTTAGCCCATGAACGTGAGCCAAACCAAAACCCGATAATTCCTCCAAGCATTGCCATTTCATCGCCTGAGAAAATAATGTCGGTAACTCGGATTAAATCATCCATGTTATTGACCAAACTAGGTCTGCTGTAAACATAGTAGGCAATCCATGCGTTAATTGCACATAACTCAAAGATAAAGATGTAAGTCACTATTGGTCTTACAGTACCGACAAAGTTAACCACCCAAGTGCTTGCTTTCTCCATGATTTTCTCATCATGCTTTAAAGCAGCTTCTGTCATCTGGGCATCAGTTTGCATGGCAATCTGGTCTGTGCGAATCTCCTCCATGCGCTCTTGAGCCTTAAACCCTTGAGCCATCATCTGTAGCTGTAGTTCTACTTGAACCCTAGCCAAAGCAAGTTCATGCTTCTGGTCATCTTTGTTCTGGAAAAAGTCTAGTAGTTTTGGTAAGCCAGAAATTAGCAAACCACCGAGTGTAGAAAATAGAGATAGCATTACAGTCCAATCTTTCCAAGTAAGAGATTAACAATCCTGTCAGACAAATCATCAGGCAAGAACTTTAAAAAGCCTAGAAACCATAAAGCCACACACCCGTAAACAAATATCTTTAGGCAGAGGTCAAAGGTCTTCTGATACTCATTCACCGACCACACCTTCTGGTGGTTTGGCAGAATTCCATCAACTCATAAATGCCAACAAAAACTAGAAACAAAACAAAGAAAACTGCACCTATTGCCAAACCAATCTCTAGTTGTTCTTGCTCTTTCTCTTTGGCTTCTTTGTCTGCCCTCTTTAGCGCACTTATCTCTTTGGCATCTGCCAAGTCCATCTCTGCTTGACGGGCTTTAATCTTCTGCCAAACATCAATCTTGCCTGTCTGCATGAAGAGCATCTTTAACTCTTCCTCAAACGCTCTGGCTTGCTCTAGTGCCATTTCAATCTGGAGTGCCGTACCCATGTTTGAGCCTTTGCCAGACTGTTTAGCCTGAAGCATGGCTTTGGTAGCTACAGACTTTGCGTCAAATAGCTTACCAATCATGGGCGCAAGTGAGCCTAAGTCATTGGCAACATTTGCTGCCTTCTTGACCATCGAGATAGCTGACTGTATGCCAGCTAGAGCGGTTAATGGATCAACGATCATTTCTTTCTCTCCCACTTAATGCAAACAACTCTTCGGTTGTAAACATCACCAGTCCAAGTCCACTTAATACATCGGTACTCTATGGTTGCCGCCAAGAGAAAGGCGATCACGGAAATGCCCAAACAATAATATAACTACAATAAATGACAAAAGCACTAATACATACCGCAGCGATAAGAGCTTCGGCATAGTCTTTCATTACTGTGGAGGGTTCATCATGGTGCTTAACAAGCCACGAGTGTAATAAGATGGTTGAGAGCCAGGTGTTGTGCCTGTTAATAAACCACTCATTGCACTTTCAGCAGACTGTCTACGCAACAATGCTTGTAACTTATCTGCACCAAAACCTGCGGCAGCAATTGGAATTGCTATTTCTGGCTTTGCAATTGAACCCGCAAAAGCACCACCAGCCATGATTTGACTACGCTGTGGGTTGAATTTAGCCATTAGAGTTAACAATGGGTCTAAAGAACTACCTTTAACAACAGCTTTAATAGCGTTCTGTTCATCTTTGCTAAACAGGCTCATTTTGCTTTTGTTGGCAGCAAGAGTAATAAATCCTTGACGAATTAACTCGCTTTCAGAAGCAGTAGGATTTAATGCTTTAGTTTCTGCAATATCTAAAACATTTTGAAGTGTTGTTGCACGACTAAGATTTCTAAAGTCTTTACGAGCCTCCATGATTGTCTTAACAGCAACATCAATCCCACCCGCACCAGATACCACATCTTTGGGAGACAAGGCGGCAACGTGGTCATCAATGCTATCAACCATTTCACTTGCAAGTCTACGAATGTTCTTATCTGGGTTGCTTTTTAGATTATTTGCCAATCTACGCATTTGTTCAATATTATCAAAAGTAATATTTCCACGCTGAAGGATGCTTTCGTATTTATTCAGAATGTTTGCAACAGGTGCGGCATTTTCTGGAATGTAATCAACAGCGTCTAAACGAGTTTTTATTTTGTCAACAAGACTTGTGGCGTTTTGACCAGATATTTCAATCCCCTGATCGCTAACCTTTGTATAAGCACGACTTGCTTTTTGTTGAACATCAGCCATCGTAGTAGTAGGTTGTTTACCTGCGGCAATACGTCCCGCAACATCTCCCGTATATTTACCTACAGCACCAGAAACACCCAAAGCGGCAATTGTTGCGGCTAAGTCACTTCCAGTTATTTCTTTTGTTATTTCTGCAACAGGTTGTGCAGCCATAGGTGCAACAGTAGCGGCAGGAAGTTGACGAGCCAAATCAGCACCAAAAATTGTTTTGGGAGCCATTCCCGCCATTCCACCTGCGGAAGTTAATGCTTGCATACCAACTTGAGCCGCCCGTTCAGCACCAGTTTCAGGTTCTGGAACACCAAGTTGCGTCATGCCTTTGCTTTGCTCTTTAGACAAATAAGGAACACGCTTTTCTGATCCAACAATGTTTGCGGCAACATTGGCTGCGCCACTTAAAAAGTCAGTAACAATATTTGAGGGCGAAGAAACACCACTAACTACAGCACGACCAGCCAAACCAAGTTGTCGTCTAAGCAAGTCACCCAAACCTTGTTCTTTTGGTGCTTCAGCCGTAGGTTGTGCAGAAGGTTGAGCCTCTGCTTCACCTAAACTAGCCTTAATTTTTGCTAAAGCGTCTTCTTTTGATAGGCTATCAGGCAATTCATAGGATACGCCTTTGTATTCATAAACAGTCGCCATGATGCTTACCTTTAGTCTAGTTTAATAGGGTTTTGTGGAGTACCAACCGCAGGGCCGTAGTAAGGTTCTACACCTTGTGATTTACGTCTACTATCAATGCGTTTTTGAGCATTTTCACGAGCTTTTGCAGTAGCTTTAACAAAATCATTTAGTGCTTGCAAAGTTACAGTTGTATCGTATTTGCCATAAGCCGCAATAAGTTCATTAGCGAATCGCAATACGTCTTTGTCTGTTTGAACACCTTTAGCCGCATCTGTTTTTAAGTTGGTTGCCGCTTGAACAGCACGTTCCAACTCAGCAAATCTTTGACTTTCAGGAGTAGAGTTACCTGCCGCATTTTGAGCTTGATACCTTAAATTCCTTACAGGGCCAAGTTCTAATGAAATCTTTCCAGTTTTAGGATCAGGACTCAACGATGCAATAGCAGGAGCTAATGAATCCTCACGGGCTTTTAATGAATCAACCAACTCAAGTTCTTTGTCTTCTTCTTTTTGCAGAGAAGGAGCAAGAGCTTTAGGGCCTTTTAGTGAGTTTGCAAACTCTTTTAGTTGCATTGCAGAATCAATTTTTAGTTGAGCAATTTCTTTTGAGGAATCAACCCGCATTTGAGCAATTTGTTTATCAGTAGCACCACGTTCACGAGCCGCCTCAATCTTAGCATCAGCCAAAACTTTAGCTCTTTCTAGCGCAGCGTCCGAAGCAGTTTTAACCGCCTCAATCTTAGCTTGTGCGGCTTCTGTTTTGCTTTGAGCCGCTGTTAAAGCCGCCAAAACCTTCTCAGGTGGGCCGTATTTGGTTAGAACGCCAATAACTTGATCTTGAGTTGCATCAGGGCCAAGTTTAGACAACTCATCACGCAGTTTTGTTTCTTGGTCAATAGACAATTGAGTTTTAGCCGCAGTAGCCAAAGATGATGTTTCAGCCGCCCGTCTTTGTTGTGTTTGAGCAATACTCTCTTGTGCTTGACGAGCATATTGAGCCAATGCAAAAGCACCTTGTTGGTCGCCCATCTGAGCAAGAGTTTTAGCCCCATTTAATAAAGACGTAGGATCAGTTTGATCTACTTGACCAAGAACTTGTTGTCTAGCACTGATTAGCTTTAGTTGTGGGTCTTCTATGCCCATAGCACCCGCAATAGCACCACCAAGACCTTTAGCACCCGCATAGGTCATTGCCGCACCCGCTTCACCAGGAGTCAGTTTGGCAAGGTCAATACCCTCACGCAAAGCACTTCTACGTTGTTGCTCACCATACATTTCAGGGGTCAGCCCGAACAGACCCGCTACGATATTAGTTTCAGCCATGATTTATCTTCCGTAAATGTCTTCGATCATTTTTGCATAACCATCATCACCTGTTCCATAAGCACTAAAATCTAATGCGTTAACTGGTGTGCTACCAAACAATCCACCTACAAACTGCTTAAATGCAGGGTTAGCCGCTAAACCACCTATTGCAGAAGCGTATGGGTTTCTAGTGGCATCTGCACCAGTAGCCAATGCTACGCTTTGACCCGCACCCTGTAAGCCTAAACGACCTACGTTGAACCCTGCTGTAGAAGACTCTTTACCAAGACCAACACCCAATTGGAAGGGTTGTTGTGCCGCACTCTCCAAGGCTTGCATCTGTCCAAAAGCACTTGTAAATGGTGCATAAGCGGCTTGTTGACCACCATAGTATTGACCCATAGTTTGTGCGCCTGTACCCAATAGACCCGCACCAAACTGGACTTGTTGTTGACCAAACTGTTGAGCATTAGCCGCCAATTGAGCTTCTTGTTGGGCACGAGCGTTATACAAAGCCTGTAATTCAGGAGTTGTAGCACCCAAGTTACCACCTTGAGAAACAGACAGACCGCCACGACCTTGTTGTTGCAATTTGTTTTGCAAGTTAGCAAGTTCAGTCTCACGACCAGGTTGCAACAAAGCCATCTGTTGATTCAGATAGTTCTGAGCAACTTCCTGTGGTGATTGAGCAATGTACTGATTGCCAAGGTTAAACAAGTTCTGCGCACCTGTCTGCAATGGAGCAAACTGCTGTTGAGCGCCTTCTGCTTGCTGTAAACCTTGTTCAGCCAACGCAACAAATCTATCTTGTGCATTTTTAGCTTGCGGGTCTAATGTGTAGCCTGCGCTTGTCAATTGACCTGTTCTAGGATCGACTGTGAACTGTGAAGTACCGAAGCGAGTAGTCATGCCAACAGGACGGAACTGAGCCGCTTGTTTAGCCGCAGCAGTTTCAGCATCAATCATCGCTTGAGCTTTTTGAGCCGCGTCTTTAGATGTTTGTTGTTGCAGAAGACCTGCCGCAGTCTGTGTTCCTGTAGACAAAAGTTGAGCAATCTGTGCCGCTGTCAAACCTGTTTTAGCTAAATCAGCAACTTGAGTGGCAGTAAGTGCAGTATTTGCAACATTTCCAGCAGTATTTGTTAATGCTGTATTAGCCGCAGTATTGGTCAAAGCAGTATTGGCAGCAGTATTAGTTAACGCAGTATTAGCGGCTGTATTGGTTAACAAACCGCCAGTGGTTGTATTAGCTACCGCATCTGCCGCTAGTTTTTGAGCAACAGATTCAGCAGTAATACCACCAGCTGCACCCGTGACAACTCCACTACCACCAGTAAGAGCACTAATTGTTGGAATAGAAGCGCCTGTCATTAAAGCATTAGCCAATTGAGTAGCGCCAGTAGTTCCGCCAGCACCACCAAGAGCCATGTCAAGTTGAGCAAGTTGCGCCATTGTTAAGCCAGTAGAACCTACTGTAGCTCCTGCTAAAGCCGCATCAGATGCCGCAATGCCAGACAAAGCACCTTCGCCTAAAAAAGCACCATTAGCACCTGTTACACCCGTAGTAGCGGCTCCACCACCAAGCAACCCTTCAAATCCACCAGTAAGACCATAAGCAGCACCAGCTACTGCCGCTAGTTTAAGAATGTCGTTTTTCAAAGTGCTAGATGATGCACCTTGCGTGTAAAAAACAGGACTTCCTTGTTCATCAAAGTTAACGCCAAATCCAGTATTACCCTTACCTTCGTAAGAGCCAGACCAAAGATTTCCACCTGTACGCTCACCATAACCAGAGATTAACTTCTCACCAGTCATTGCGTTGATGACTCCATCCTCGCCTTTGGCAACTTGTGTAATGTTAGTAACACCACTTTTTGCCAACTCATCAGCCATGTAAAGAGCAGCTTTCTCAGGAGGCAAGCCACCAGTCCAAGCCTCAGTAGTGCCTTGAGAGAGAATTTGGCTTGCTAACTTATTTACATTTTCAGCAGTATAAGTATTTGGAGCAGCCGCAACATATCTTTCTTGCACTACCTCAGTTGGCAATCCAACAGCCTGTGCCATTTGAGCAGGTGTTACATTGTATTCTTGCATCGCTGTCGCGATCTGGGCATCACTCATGCCAGGGTTAGCAAGTAAAAAATCTATAATTTGTTCACTAGTTACAGCCATGATTGCTCCTTACCTATATTATGGCTCAACAGGCCAAGTAATTGTCCAAGGGAAACCACTCTGCAAAGGAACATCTCTCAATGCTTGGCAGTAGTCTTTCCACTCTTGTGATGGAGTCATATCGCTACGAAATCTCCAATCAGTTTCTTTGAGTTTAGCATCACGGGTAGCACGAACACTCTTGGCCTGCTCGGTATCCTTCTGAGCCTTGTAAGCAGTCTCATGCTGGGTAGCAGATGTGACATTGCCCGTCTCATCTGTAGTGTCTGTAAAGACAGGGCCAAGGATATACTTTGTGTACCACTTACCATCAATCTGCTCAACACCAGAGGCTTGAGAGTATTGGTAAACAGTACCGCCTGTTGCTTGTGGGCCTTCAAAGACTACATCAGCACCCAAAGCCTCTAAAACTTCAGTTGTTGTTGTCTCCCATGATGGGCCACCATTGGCTTTTGTGTATGCACGAAATTCTGCTTCGTACATGACTTGACCTGATTGTGTTCTGATTTGCATGATTATTTTCCTTACGCAATAGCCCAAACTAAATAAGTTACTCCACTAGCATTTAGACTGCAAGTCGCTTCTTGGTTAACAATAAATCCACTAGACGCAGTATCAATTGCATCAGCAGAAGTTACCTCGGCAGCATTTGAGTTCAATTGAAGTGCAGGGTCATTGTTTGTCACAATTCCACGTGCCGAATCAAACGTCCACCACGACCCTGTAGTGCTAGTTGCTTTGATGCAAACAAAACGTGCTCCACCTGTAAAACCACAGTTAATTGTACGACCTGTTGTTCCGTCTCCAACATAAGAATTTATGTATTGAACACCCGCACAAGTGGCAAATAGGTAATTTACATAATTACTTCCGCTTTGATTAACCCAAGAATCATTACCCACAGTAAATACACTTGCTGTTGGAGCCGTTGAACGCCAAGCGTTTGAACCACTCTGTTGTGCGGCAGTTGTTTCTAATTGCAAAAGATATAAAGCACTTGTTAAATTCTTGTGATACACAATCCAACTAGTATCAGCACTAGTTCTGTTTTTGACAATCATCATCTCAGGAACAACAGTCAAATTATGAGTTATGTTTCGTGGTGCGGCATCATTTCCACTCCAGCAAACAATATCCATGTAGCTAGGGGCTCTTCTCCAATAGTAATCAACATAAGTATCACCACTAGCATTACTAGATGGCCCAGTAGTTCCTAGTTTTACACCTGACTGCGTATCCCACGCATTAGTTTGAAGAATGGTAGACCCAGCAGCCGTTTCTTCAAGAGTTATTGTTGGATATAAAACACGGTTGCCACCTCGCAACCTATCAAACCAAGGAGGACTTGATGTATTTGTTCTTCCTCTAACATGAGCAAGGTCAACAGGAAATGGTGTTGACGTTGTTGTATTTGAACCAGTACCAGCCCTTGCAATAGGCGTAAACACACTAGCTCCACTCGTAGGCACTTTCATCGGGCCACGGCGTATGGCGATGTAAATGAAGTCACCGCTTGTTCCAAAATACGTGCCTACGTTGAATCCAGTCGCCGTAGGAATAATGCCAGCCTCGGCTGTTTCAGCGTCAGATGCGTTTGGCACAAGCACTTGATCTGTGTTGCTTGCGGTCATGCCTCTCATGTTGTCTACAATGCGCCAGTTGTTGGCTCCCGACGATGACTTTAACAAAATCCATTGAGGCTCGTAACCAAGGTTGACTGTTGCGCCGCTTCCCGTCTGAGTCCAGCTCCCACACGAAATCACATTGTCTGTACCAGTTAGACCAAAGCCTCCTGCGTTGTGGGCGAATAGGTAGGCGACAAATGTATTTCCAGAAGCGTTTACGCTTGAGTTTGTGTTGACTGTAAATTCTGTTGATGTTGGCGATGTATTGTTCCAAAATACAGATGATGTACTTGTGGCTTGCGTATCTTGTAAAAACAATGCTTGAGTGTTTCCAATTCCAGCATGATAAACAACCCAGTTATAACCTGCGGCATTTCTGCATTTGATAATGATGCAACCTGGTACACTTCCAAGATTATGCGAAATGGTTCTTAAAGAACCCGTCCCCGTATAAGTCACAATATCAAAGAACTTTGGTTGGCGGCGGAATGTCCATGAGGCGTATGTTGACCCACTAGCGTTGTAATCAGGATTATTGTTAATTAGGTTAAAGCCATTACTATTAAATGTTGGCTGACCATCGTTGTATTGAGCAATTGTGTCGTTTGAAGAAAGATTTAAACCAGCGCCACGGGCTGTGTCTGTGAGGATGTGATAGCCCGTACTGTTGCGCTGTTTCAACCAAACAAGCGCACCTTTACCTGTAATGTCAATACCATTGGTGATGGTCTGTGTAGAGCCGTTGCCTGTGTAGAGGTATGTGCTGAAACATGACTCTATATAGTTTGGCTCGGCAACAACACCTCCTCCGAATCCATCGTAACTAGCTGCTCCACTTGTCGATTGCAATGGCATGGTTTAAGCCTTAAATTGTGTGTTGCTTGCCAAGACTGTGAAAGTCGCACTACCTGTCTTGATAATCAAATAACGATAGCTATCAATACCACTAGCATTTCCCGCAGTAGGAGCACCACCTAGCCAACGTGTAGTTACTCCAGATGTAGTGCCATCAACTTGAACAGCAGAGTTGTAGTAAGCAGTAGAGCCTTGAGTGACCAAGAAAGCCACAGTCATTGACTGACCTGTACTCATCAAAGTATTCAATGAAGTACCACTAGAGCCTCTGAAGTTAACTGTCCAGTTACCACTTGCGTTGCTTGTGTAGTACAAGACAGACTGAGTTGTAATGTCGTAGTTAATCGTGCCTGTAGCTGCTGTTGCAGATACTGTAGCTACCTCTGCGGCATCGTTTAAAACAATGGCTGTAGCTGATGATGTGCCTGAGAAAGTCTGAGTAGCTGTGAATGTCTGTGCAGAGTTGGTAACGGCTGTATTAGCGTTGTAGGCTTGTACATCAGTACCGATAGCAAGTCCAAGAAATGAACGAGCAGAAGAACCACCAGCACCCAATGTAGTCAAATCAGCATCGTATGCTTGTACATTAGTACCGATTGCCAAACCTAAGTTAGTACGAGCAGTAGCAGTATTGGATACGTCAGATAGGTTGTTGGTGTTAACTAAGAAGCCACCTGCTGTGAAAGCCGCTTGAGTCCAAGCCGATCCAGTCCACACATAAAGTGTAGATACTGTTGAATTCCAGTACAAAGCACCTGTGAGGAGTGCATTGCCATCGTTATCAACGCTAGGAGCAGATGTCTTAGAGCCTAAATATCTGTCATCAAAAGAGTCGTAACTAGCCGCTGCCGCTGTTGCTGAAGAAGCCGCATTTGTTTCGCTTGTAGAGGCATTAGACGCACTAGTTGCCGCATTAGAAGCACTTGTGGCGGCATTTGAGGCTGAAGTAGCCGCAGCAGTAGTCGAACCAAAGATTGAATCAATTTCAGTCTTTGTATAAGCATTAGAGATGTTATAGCCTGCAATCGTTGTCGGATTAGTACCCGCTGTCGCACGACCATAAGCATCAAAAGTAACTGATTGGTAAGTTCCTGCTGAAATACCAGAAGTTGCCAAATCAATGTTGTCCGAATTGACAACAATACGGCTAGATGATGAAGTTCCTACATTGAGAGTGTTACCTGTCTTTGTAAGACCATCACCCGCAGTAATCTGACCCGCACCTGAGAACTGCGCCCATGTAATCGATGTGCTACCCAATGTCCCACCTGCATCTATTGTGCAGATAAAGCCAGAGTCAGCGTTAGTTGTACCTTTTTCAACAAAGGTAAAAGCCGCCACTAACTCCGCATAAGTGTCAGCATCTGTCGTGCGTGTCCAAGAACCTGTTGCACACAAGTAAATACCATTCTGTGAAGCAGTAGATTGGTCTTTAACCAAGACCCGATCACCCGCAACAATGGATATGCCATCAATGGTTTGTGCGCCAGACAAAGTGATGTTTGCAGTGGTAGCCGCAACAACAGAGGCTTTTGCATCAATACCTTGGGCTAGTGCATCCACATAACCCTTGGTAGCCGCATCAGAATCGTTTGTAGGGCTTGCCAAACCAGTAATGGTTGCCGATGTACCACTATCCATGTCCAATGCGCCAGAGATGGTCACATTGTTAAACGTAGACGTACCAGAAGCAGCAGTGACATTGCCCGTAAGATTGCCAGTTACATTTCCTGTAACATTACCAGTTACAGCACCAGTGTGAACACCTGCTGTATTGCCAGTTACTGCACCTGTGAGTGGGCCACTAAAGCCTGTCGTGGCAGTAATGTTTGTACCAGTGATGGCAAGGGGAGAAGAGCCACCAATAACCGCACCATTGATTGTTCCCGCACTAATGGCGGCAGAAGCAATGGTAGCAGATGTGCTAACAGTAAGGTTTGTAAATGTTCCCGCTGCGGCAGTAGTTCCACCGATAACCGCACCATTTATCGTACCCCCAGTAATTGTGGCAGAAGAGTTATCTGTCTTTGTTGCTATGGCAGTAGCAATGTTGTTGAACTCTGTGTCAATCTCAGTACCTTTAACAATCTTTAGAGGATTGCCAGGCGAAAGATTATCTTTGCTTGCGAAATTCGTGGATTTTGAGTAATTTGACAATCTAATTCTCCTTGTGCCTAACTAGGCTTAACCTATCTTGCCTTCTTTGGCTTGAAGTTCAATTTTCTGAATTGACAACTGAGTGCCATTGATAGTGGCTTCGTAACCAGTTTGTACGATTTTACCCGCACTAGACGCATTACTTGTTAATGCTTTAATTGGAATGCCACTTGAGTAGTCTGCAATTGCGTACTCTCCAACTCCATACTCAAAGTAGCCTTGAGGTGGAATAAAGACGTTCTCTGACTGATAAGCACCTGAATAGTCAAAAGCCCACTTGATTGTGAGAAACTGGTTAGAGCCACCAATCACCACGGCAGTAATAGACTTCAGAATAGAAATCTGATTAGGATTTCCTAAGTCAGCATTGTTTGTGTAATACGAAAATTGGTAAGTAGTAGCATCATCAAGATACCCACCATACTTACCAATATAGCCATTCTTGCCAATGTATAAATCACCATTTCGCAACGATCTTAGTGATGTTGGTGAAATATTGTCCCATTTGGTTACACGGGAAGCACCATCTTGCAAAGATTGCTTAGTATCAAAACAGTAGACTTGCAAAGTAGCGGGTAGAACAAGCAGATAAAAAGCGTTCTTTTCTGAATAAACAGATTTAACATTTGCTAATGTTTCTCCCGCCAAGGAAGATTCCAAATCAAAACGAACATTCTTAGAAAGGTCTCGCAATGGAGCAGACTTCTCTTGAATAGTCCTCATCAATGAACGAACACCTGAGTCTGACAAGAAAACAACATCAGTACCAATACTTTGTATGGTATCCCTTGCGATACACCCAATAGAGCCTACTGTGTCGCTCAGAACAAGAGATGCGGGAGTAGAAGCACCAGAGTAAACAAGAATCTGCTTCTTGCCAAAGATAAACAAGAAGTCATTGTGAGCTGCCAAACCCATAACTTCATCAGCACCATTAGGCCACACACGGGAGACATCTAATGAGCCTGAAGTTCCACCGCCCCATACATGACCTGCAATCAGATCAGAGAAGGTAACAGTTACTTTGTCGGAAGTAGTATTAGCGACCCACAAGCGACCAAAAGCTGAAATAGCAATGTTGGCTTGAGGAACTGTAGCTACATAACCAGACTTCTCAGAAACTCTGCGATAAGTAGTTGTACTTACAGCAGGGTCATAAATGAGTGGATCGTGACCAGTTTGGAAGAAGTATGCAATGCCATTCAAAGACGCACATTGCCAGTTAGATGCCGTGATAGTAGGAGCAGAACCACCACCACCATAGGTCAACTCAGTCACCGCATTAGCAGAACCAAGTTTAAATATCTTGTTGTTTCCAGCAAACAGAACAGTCAAAGTTCCATCGTTTTGGACTAACTCATGGATAACACCAACATCGTTAGCACCCAGATTGCCAGAAGAGGGATTAACCCTTGTCCAACCTTTTCTAGCACCAATACGACCATACTGATCCAAGATGACGTTAGTTGCAACCAAGGCAAAGCCAACACCCAAATCAAGTGGTGATTCTTCAGTATTCAGACCAGAAAAGCCTGGTGCGGAGAGACTGTAACTTTGGAGTGCTGATGCCATTAGACCGCCACAAAATTGTCTTCAGGATAGCGAGTGGACTCCAATGCAATAGCGTCAGAGAGCATCCCTCTAAACAAGGCATAAGCCTCGGAAGAGTTTGTTCCACCATCTTCACCACGCTCAATCAAAGCACGTGAATAAGCACTTTGAGCAACCAAATAGTCTAAAACCTTAACAGATGTGCCATCAGCAGACAGATTAGCTTGTGGGACAGTTACATCAAACTTGAGTGTATAGACACCATCAGGAACAGGGAATAAATCAATCTTTGTGTCACCACTACCATCTACACCACTAAAGCAGAACTCTGAAGGAATAGACTGTGAAGGCGTACCAAAGTTGAGCTTGCGGTTCATATCCGCAACAGTAGTGTTATCTAAAGTAATAACACTTGTGGTATTGATAGCATCGTTAACACGAAACTTCTGACCAACACCTGTCAAAGCATAGGAACTTGTGCCAGACGTAGTAGTTACTGTAATTGTCTGAGATAGTACATTCCATGAATAACTATCTTCAATCTGACGCTTACCATCATTGACAAACTTGCCAATCAAAGCAGAATAGGCGGTTTCGCCAACAGTAGATACTGTGCTTTCACGCAAGCGAACTAACACATCGTTAACAAGTTCTAAGTAGGTCATGTTCGTTGCGCTCCCTGAAGCTCAAATGTAGCAATAAAACTGAAGGTACTTGCCGCTTCAGTAGTAAGTTGAAGCCTATCGCCTTCTTCTAAAACGATGTAAGCAACGCCATTGAATTCTAGGTATTCTTTAGAAGTTAAGTTGTAAGACGTAAGAATGTCCAAGGTTGTAGCCGCACTTGCGTCATACCACTGAACAGTAATGTGCTTAGTCGAGCCACCAGTATTGTGAATGTACATCACAGTAAACTTGGCGTAGTAACCCGTAGGAACTGTATAAACAGTTGTCAGCGTATTCGCTGTAGGGCTAATTCCGACTGAGGTTGGCCTCATTTACTATTCCTCTTAGAGATCGCTGCCGCCTTAGCTTTAGCGTCTTCCTTGGACGATGCTCCCCAAGCTCTAAGAGAAAGTAAAAGTCGGGTAGGCTTTCCATCTTTCATCTCAGCGCCAGGCATATTGCCCATTCGTGCTAAAAAGGATGCCCTACGAGGGTTATCTCCCGACTTGACTGGTGGTTTTAGATTGCCACCTGTTTCTGCATTATACGATGCTCTGCCTTTGGCATTCAAGCCCCCTTTGGGGTTTTTTCCTTCTTTTGTTTGCCAAGCAGGACTCTTCATATCTACCTCATCTAAATTTTGCTGTTTTCTTTGCAATCGACTTAGGTTGGGCAATAAACTGTTTACCAGCCTTTGTGCCTTCACGCTTGGCTTTGGTGGTTGCTGCATACTCCTTAGCCGACAAAGACTTGATAGCCGCTTCGGGCAAATACCTCTCACCCGTTTCAGATGAAGGCTTACCAGACTTGGTTCTCCAATTCTGTTTAGACCAATCTTTCAGGGACTGTTGAGGATTCTTCATGTCTTGTACCCACCGCCCTTGGCTTTATATTCTTTAGCAAGAAGTTGTGCTTTACGGGCAGACCATTCACCAGGATCACCACCCGAGCCACCCGCCTTAATCTTCTCAAACAAGGCTTTACGCATGGTAGGTTTGGTGTAAACCTTTGCTTGATTGACCTTAGACTTCATTTCTTTTTAGCCTTTCCCGCCTCGGATAAAGCAATAGCCAAAGCCTGTTTTGGATTAGTGACGACCTTTTTATTGGTAGTCAACTTGCCCTTGCCAAACTCAGTCATCACCTTGCTGATCTTCTTTTGGGCTTTGGTTTTCATATTAGTACAAAACCTTGGCGGTAATAGTTCCAGATGTATAGGCGGTGCAGTTAGCACGCAAATACTTGGGTGCATTGGCAATAGTAACAATACCATCGGCAGTTAATGCTGTGCCAATGGTTGCGTATGTTGTGCCATCCAAACTACCTTGCAAAGCAACAGTAGCTGTTGTGATGCCAACAACTTGAAGAAATGCGGGTTGACCTGCATCAGCTTGAACTGCTTTAGAAGCACCAGTAGCAACAACAGCACTAAGGAGCGTAACGGGAGAAGTTAAAGAAGACATTATTTACCTCGTCCAGACTTTTTCATCATGTTAGTAGCAGTACGACCACCACGGGTAGGCATACCTTTAGGCTTGCCAATAGCAATCATTACAGTGACAGGCATAGATTTCTTCTTGCCATACTCTTTGGCTTCTTTCTCGCCTTTTTCTGTGTATGGGAATTTTTTGTTTCCGACTTGTGGCATATAAATCCTTATCGAACTAGCTTGGTTGCAACAAAAGAAATGATACCGCCAACAACAGAGGCGATAGCCATTCCAACGAAAAAGCCACCTTTAGACTTGTTTGCCATCTCTAAAAGGGTTTTAATATCCTGGCGAAGTGCATGGACTTCTGCTTGTAAAGCCTCAACTTGGGCTTCTAACTTACCAAATTCTCTTGGATCAATTTCCGACATTTGAAACCTCTTTCTTTGGTCTTCCAACCTTAGGTTTGTCTTCGTCTTTCTTTGGAGTTTCCTCAACAAGGACGTATCCTTCATGACCTTTCATGCTATCAATATCATGCTGATAGGTGAAAGTTACTGTGTTTCCACTTGCTAAACAACGAAAAGTAGCCATAAAAACTCCAAAAAAAGGGGGGTATTAGCCCCCTTTAATTAAACTGCACGACCAATGATTAAGGTCAATGTAGTTGATGCCAAGTCTACAGAACCTGCTGTAGGGTTGTAACTCACGATAGTAACTGTATTAGCGGCTGAAACATAGGCTCTACGAACCAAACCTGCCTCAGAAACGCCAATAGACATACCGATAACCATATCACCTAAAGCAACGCCTGGAACTGTCACTGTATCTGTGTCAGTTGCAGTAGTAGCTATTGATGCGGTATTTAGAGTACAAGTAACGTCCCAAGTGTCTGTAAACAAACCACGGAACTGGTCATTACCCCTGCGGGAAACGACTGCTGTTGCTGCTGCCATAATAAATCTCCTTGATGTAAAAAATCCCCCCACCGATTAAGGCGAGGGGAAAAGGCAACTATTAGGCTGGAACTGCTAACGCAAATGCGCTAGAAGACAAAGCTGCACCAGTTGTGGCGGCTGTACGCATTGCTTTCACACCATAAAGTGTGTCAGATGTGAACAAGGTAGCCAAGTAGTCTTGTTTGTACTGAGTTTGTGAGCGAATGCCCACTTGCTCAACTAAGACCATAGCATCCTTGTGACCCATCAAGCAGATACGATCAGCGCCAGAGTTACCAGCACCAGTATCAGCATTGCTAGATGTAAACACGGGGATACCATACAGATTACCGATTTCACCAGTGCGGATTGCATTGCCATTACCCACAAAAGCCTGTTCTGTGTAACGGGAAAGACCCATCAACGTATTGCGGCTTGAAGGAGGAATAACAAAGAAGCGACCATCCATAGGAGTGTCGTTGTCATCCAAACGCTGAATGGTTCTGCGAATAGCAGCGTCAGTCAATGCAGAAGCATTGGAAGATGTGCTGTTGTAAGCAGTTGTACCATCACCGCCAACGAAGGCTTTGGTGGATGTATTGCTTGTCGCATAGTCGTTAGTACCGACAGTAGCACCATTGAATGCACGACCCAATTGGATCAAGCTAGTGTCTACTTGCTTGGCAAGC